TTTAATCTATTATACACGCGCACATGAGGGCTGTCAATAAAAGTGTGAAATTTATTGAGCGAAATTTGTGTAACTCACTTGACAGGCCCTGCGTCCTGGTGTACTATGTCTGTGCAGCCGGTTAAACACACCGCGATTTTTCAGAAAGGAGGGGGCAGCTATGGGGTACAGAATCCGAGAGCTTCGTGAAGCCATGAAGATGACCCAGGAGGAGCTTGCCGACAAAAGTGGTGTCAGCCGTGGTACAATTTCCGCGCTGGAGAACGGCTCCATGCGGAACACAACCAGCAAAACCTTGCTGAAGCTCGCCCAGGCACTCAACACAAGCGTAGACCGTATTTTTTTTACTGAAACTGTTTAACCGACTACACAATCGAGGAAAGGAGATGATTTTATGAACCTTGGTAGGCGGCTTAAAAAATTGCGCGGGGGCAGAAGCGGAGACGAGGTAGCAAGCGAGCTTGGTATCTCCGCATCCTCCCTCAGAATGTACGAAACAAACCGGCGCGTCCCAAAAGATTCCGTGAAAATTAAAATGGCGAACTACTTTGGAGTGACTTTTTTACGAAGAATGCGCATGTCAAAAAGGAGGTGAAGAAAATGTGCGAAGCGTTAGAGAAGGCTGTGGCTGCTATCAACAAGGAGCAACCCGAACAGATCCTGGCTGGAATTCCGACCGAAAAGCTGAAGACTATCCCAAACGAAATCTGTGGCTTGCTTGTAAATAACGGCCTCTCGTTCCAGCAAGCAGAGCTATTGCTTGAGGTAGCGAAAGGCCGTCTACGCAGGGCAAAGATTTAGTTTTGGCGGTTATCCAGAAGGTTGTGAAGAGTGCCGAAGCTTTTTACACGCACCGTAAAGAGATCTTCGGAAAATGGATTTGTGGCATTCTCGCTGATGCGTTCCGGGACCCTCCCAAGGGCCTCGACCCCAGCTTTCAAGTCGTTGTAAACATCCGCCGGAAGCGCCTGACCGCAATTCGGGCACTCCATGGATGTGCGCGCTTTGAATTCCTCTGGCCGCAATTCACAAGAGCACTTGCATTTACTGCATAAGAGCTCAATTTTGAAGTCCATCCTATCGCCTCCTTTCACAATGGATTTTATCACGGAAAGATGGGGCAGGCAAGGATGGCGAAAGGAGGTAATCAGATGCCAAACCTGTTGACCCGGAAAGAGGCGGCTGCGCGGCTTGGCATTACGGTAATGACCTTAGATGCCGAGCGGAGCAGCGGCCACCTGGCCTACATACAGCGTAAGCCCGGAGGAAAGGTCTGGATTACCGAAGAGGCGCTGGTCGAGTATCTGGCCCGCGCGACGCACCCGGCACGGCCGGACATGAAAGTAGCCCGGGCGCTGCGCCAAGTTAAGCGAGCGTAGCCGGGCAATGGAAAGGAGCTGATTTCTGTGAAAGCAACCGGAATCGTGCGGAGGGTGGATAGCTTAGGGCGCCTGGTGATCCCGATGGAGCTGCGCCGCACCCTCGGAATCAAGGAAGAGGACCCGATGGAGATTTTCACGACGGAGGACGGAATCCTTATCCGCCCCTATAAACCCGGGTGTATCTGCTGCGGGTCGTCGGAGGATCTGGTCGAGTTCAACGGGGTTTCCCTCTGCGGGGCCTGCATCCATGAGTTTTCCGAGAGGAGCTGACGGATGATGGGCCAGAAAATCGCGGGGGGCATGAAACGACAGCGCCTAAGCCCGCTGTTACCGGTTGAGCAGGCCGTGGCGATGCGCCACTACCAGATGATTGACAGGTACATAGCACAGCAAGCCCTACCTAAAGACGAGTATTACGACGTCGTTGCCTTTGGATTCCTGCTGGCCGTCAAAAAGTGGTTTAGTCGCCCGGACTTGTACCAGTACGAATTTTCCACCATCGCCTGGGCGTCCATGCGGTCGGCCGTCTCCAACGAAAAGCGGAAGCAGGCCCGCAGAATTAAGACTGTCAGCCTGGATGACCCCATCCCGGGAACAGATGGGATGACCTGGGCGGACATTATCACCGAGGAGCACCTGGTCTACTCGGCATAGGAGGGATGAAATGAAAATCGCCTATAACGTAGAGCACCTTCCGGAGCGGAAACGAGGCAACAGGAAGGAAAGCGAGGAAGTGACTGCCTTGAAGTCCTTCCTGGCAGATGGACGACAGCGAAATATGGTCTTCGAGTACAATGACGCCAAGGAGGCCAAGAAGCGGTATGACAGCCTGCGGAACTTCCGAAACGCCAACAAGCTGCAGGAAGTTTTCGATATGTACCGCGCCGACCGGTTTGATTATCAAGACCAAGAACCCCCCAGCGAAGAAGGTTTGAGGGAGGTACCTATGTATTTCAGGGAATGCCCCCGCTGTGGGGCGCATCTCGACCCCGGCGAGCCCTGTGACTGCCGGGAAGTAGAAAAAGAGGCCGCCCCCGCTGCCACGGGAACGACCTCACGCAAATGGACACAAACCCAGTCTATCAGCCCGTCGGCTGGAAGTCAAGGGCTGGAGGTAATGCCATGCCGGACAATGAACTGAGAAGTCTTCGCATTGAGCTGGGCCTACCGGCCCGCGACATGGTGGCTGTCGTCCAGGGGCTCTACCCCAAGTACGACAAGACCATGCAGAGCAAGTGCGAGAACGGCGATGACTACGGGATCTCCCTCCGGTCGGACGCCATGAAGGCGCTGTATGAGAAGTTCGCCCCTGGCGGAACCAAGGCCAGCCGGCGGAAGAAAGACCGCCACCGGCTGACGGGCCGTATCACCTGCCGCCTGGAGGACGCCGATATGGAGGCGTTGCAACAGCGCATGGAGGCTGATGGGTACGCCACCGCCCAGGAGCTCTTAACTGCCCTGGTGCGCCGGTATCTTGCCGGGGAGGTGGAGGCGTGAACTATGACCTGCCGGATCACCCGGTCGTGCAAAACCTAGAGCGCACCGGCTACCCGGACGGAAAGGAGCCCCACTACCCCCGCTGCCCCATCTGCGGCGAGGAGTGCGAAACCATCTACAAAGACCGATACGGCGCATACGTCGGTTGCGACGTGTGCGTGGAAATCAAAGACGCATGGGAAGTTGAGGACTGCTTCCCAGAAAGGAGCTATCACCATGATTAGAAACCCCAACGAAATCCAGGAGGGTGCCAAGAAGATCCGTATGCTGATTGCCGGCTACCCCGGCATCGGCAAGTCCACCCTGGCCCTCTCTGCCCCCCGCCCCCTGCACATTGACGTGGACTTCGGCATCGACCGCATCGAGCCCCGGTACCGCAAGCCCTACATCCAGCCCAAGAGCTATGACGAAATCTTGGAGGACTTGACCCCCATTAACGTCCAAGACTTCGATACGCTGGTCTTCGATACCGGCGGGAAGCTCATTTCCCTCATGTCCCAGTGGGCCATCAAGAAAGACGTCAAGTATGGCCAGCGGGACGGCTCCCTCTCCCTCAAGGGCTATGGCTTCATCGGCCGCGAGTTCCAGCGCCTCATGGACTACTGCTTCTATGAGCTGGACAAGCACATCGTCGTGGTGTTCCATGCCATCGAGGAGAAGGACGGGGACAATACCCGGCTCCGCATCAAGGTTGAGGGCCAGACCAAGAACAACGTCTGGGAGCCGATGGACCTGGGCGGCTTCGTGGAGATCCAAGGCAACAACCGCACCATCGGCTTCTCCAACTGTGAGCGGTACTTCGCCAAGGGCACCCGGGGCATCCACGGTGTTTGGCAGGTCCCGGAGCTGGGACCGGACAAGCCCAACGACTTCTTGACCCGGCTCTTTGCCCAGTACAACGCGCTCTCCGCCGCGGAAGTGGCTCAGAACGAGAAAGAGCAGGAAGCCTACGAGGCGGCTATGGCCGAGGGGCAAGAGATCGTCGCTGGTGTCACCGATGCCGACAGCGCCAACGCCGCCATGTCCAAAATCAAGGCCGTCAACCACGCCCTGACCTCCAAGAAAGAAGTCAACGCGGCCTTTAACGCCAAAATCAAGGAGCTGGGGCTGTTCTACGACAAGGTGCTGAAAAAGTACACCCCGGCGCCCCCGGAGGGGGATAAGGGGGCGGAGTAAATGGCCCGGTATCTGATGACCCACTCTCTGCTGTCGTCCTGGCTCTACGCCATGAAGGAAAACCCCTACGAGGACGCCAGTACCGAGCGGGACCCCTATGCCGAGTTCCTCCAGGTGCTCCGGCGAGAGCCGACCACCACCACCGAGGCCATGCAGAAGGGCATCGACTTCGAGAACTTGGTGACCGACATTGTGAACGGCGCCGGCGATACCAATAATCGCTGGTATGACGCGGCACAGAAGGTCGCCGGTCATGTCCGCGGCGGTGTTCTTCAGTACAAGGCCCGCCGGATCATCACCGCCCGGGACACGGAGCTGGTGCTGTACGGTCGTCTGGACTGCCTCAAGGCCGGGGATATCAAGGACATCAAGTTCTCCAGCGGCTATGACCGGGGCAAGTATTTCAGCAGCACCCAACACCCGACCTACTTTGAGATTGTCCCGGAGGCAAAGTCATTTACATACCTCGTGAGCAACGGCTCTGAGGTCTGGACGGAGCGGTATTACCGCGAGGAGACGCCCAGCATCATTCCCACCATCTCGGATTTTCTGGAATGGCTGGATGCGCTGGGATTGGCTCCGCTCTACAAAGAGAAATGGCTGGCCCTATGAGGGGGCGGCTGGTCGACCTGACTATCGGGCTCAACCGGAAGCAGCGCATCACTGTCGAGGTCGACCGAGATTACCGCGAGGACTATGAGCGGCTGAAAGACGCCGAGCTGGACATCGAAATCAAGAAGCACCGGGAAAAACGCTCCAAGTCGGCCAATGCCTATTTCCATGTGCTGGTGAACAAAATTGCCGCCGAGCGCGGGGGCAGTGACGAGGCGACCAAAGCGGCCCTTGTCGTGGAGTACGGGGCGCTGGCCAAGGACGCCGACGGGCTGACGGTGGGCTTCAAGCTTCCCGCCTCCGTGGATGTGTCCACCATCTACCCCTATGTGAAATGCTTTGACACCCGCGTGGAGAACGACAAGATGTTCAAATGCTACCTGGTCTACAAGCAGACGCACCTCATGGACAGCAAGGAAATGGCCCGGCTGATTGACGGGGCCATCGAGGTAGCCAAGGAGCTGGG